ATAGCCATATGAGGCGGTAAGGCTAGTGATATTTTCCAGCCCCTTGCCGATCATATACGGATGCCAACTCACAACGGATCCATACCATCTGTTTATATGATCGAAGGTCCTTAAGCTAGGATTTATCTTATCCACCTCATCCATAGCAGGGCATGTATTAGGGTCAAACGATGGCATAGCCACTCCCGGGGATATATATAATTCTTTTAGCTTGCTAAAAGACAGCCATTCCCTTGGATATACCCTAACCCTGCAACCTGCCAAAGATAATGTTACAAGATTAGGCCACATAGAGGGGAATTTCCTTATATTAGAAGACTCCGTATCATTAAAATCAGCCGTTCGACTTAGATTAATGCCTTTTAACTTAGTGAGCCTATCCCAATCGTCTGGTATGGATGTCAATGTCCCTACACCTAATTCATTAAGTGTTATATACTCTATATTTACCGATCTACGTATCCTATCTTTAGGAATATCGGTTATATTCCCATCGCCGGTAATGGATAAGATTAAGTTGATAATACTTGGGGCGTCTAATATCGGGAACCCTACCATCATTATCCACGCTGTTTGAACGTATGTAATATCATTCGTAAAAGTCATGGTAATGACCCGCTCTTTATCTAGCCCATCAGCGTAAGCATGATTAGGCGCAGGGATATACTCACTCCCATCTTCCTTATAAAACCACCATGGATGGCTATCCGGATTCTTACGATAACTTATATCCCTTCTCCTGAACATCAACCTATATCGCCCGTATATGGATTCACTCCTATCCTTCACGAAAGGAAATTGCTCTTTATTCCCGTCACCCCAATCGACCTCACACATTCCTGGGGTCTTGGAATAAAACTGTATACTTTCATTGTAATTATTAACATCCAATATAGGATCAGGCACGTCATCAGTAGTATCATTCCTGTTAACGCCCCTAAAAGCGTATTTGCCTTTAGTAAAAAAGGTTATAGACCCTTTATTTGTGTCCTTACATATCAACTTCATATCTCTCCCTCCTCTATTCTCCTGAAATACTCGACAACCGGTGAGCTGTCCAATCCCAGATCGTTACAGATATCTATAGCCTCGTATTTATCGGCGAAATTATACTTACTCATATTATCATCCAACACGTCTCCGCTGAATACGGATACATGACCGTCCTTTACGCCAAGAACGAACGGGGTGATCCTCGCCTTCCCAGCCCGCCGTGCCCTCGTAAGGGCGGCCTTAGAAGCTGGGGCAGGAGCCAAGACCCATGTCTGCCCGTAGTTGTTGGTAAGCACATACACCTTCTCCATAGGCGTCGTAGGATTACCGTTACTAACGCCCTTGACGAACCCATCAGGAGCCTGATAAACGCCAGATGGTCTCTTATTGATAGGAATTACGGCAGCATATAAATCTAAGGTAAGTTTATAAAACTGATTCCTGTTACCGTCAGAAGCCGTCTGTGACATCGTTATATAATCCCATGACATCATCTTATCATAAAATGTATTTACGAACGTATCAGCCCTCTCCTGCGTATTTATAAATCTACCATCATTCAAAGTCCATATCCTAAATTCCCTTACCTCATACAACCAATCCGGAAGATCATCTACCGGCACCGTGCCTGAATTACAATACGTGCCCTGAATCTTATTCAACTTACCTCCTACCAGATCTTGTTTCCATGAGCTACCACCACCCATAAAGATAACTCCTACCTTATCATCTCCAACCTTATCCACCTCATCAAATACAGGTATATTATCCCGATCGCTTATAATGTTTATACTTTTTGCTGGAATAGAATTAAAAGCCGGATCATAAGAAGGAATGTTACACCAATTGAAGTTAAAATCAGTAAGATTCTCCCATTCCGAGAATCTTCTCCAATTAGAATCAGGATCATCCCCGAAGTTAAAAACGCTATTGCATCCGAAATACCTCAGGTTTTTCATATTTAAAAAACCTTCCGGCCAATTACTCCATACGCCAGGATGAAAAAAAGATCCCATACTTATATTACGAAGATTAACGCTCTTGCTTATCCTGTCATATGGGATATCCCCATTTTTTAAAACGGATCTAGTCGTATACAAATGAGATATATCAGGAAGATTAACTATAGGGAACTCATGAAGGACAATACCATCCATATTAAATTCCCTATCAATTACGTTAGAGAACCTCATCGTAACCTCCCTACGCCTGATATCGCTATACTTATGTGGAGGGACCGGTATGTATTGTGAGCCATCCTCTTTCTTATACCACCATACGGTATCATCCGGATTCTTCTTATACTCAATGTCAAGAGACCTGAATACAATCCTATAAAAACCATCAGATACCTTAACTAAAGGATATTGATCCTTTGTCCCGTCCCCCCAATCAACGTCCACGAATCCCGGTTTAGATGTCGAGAACCTAAGATTGCGATTAAAAGCATCCGCTGATATTATCGGATCGGGTATATAATCAGCGCCCTTACCATAATAACAAGGGAACCTGTCCTCATTCACCATAAACGTGACATAGGACGCTACCGTGTCGTATCCTACTAAAAAAGCCATACCATTAATTTATTGAGGTTATATCATAAGACACCCATTCCTTATACCCGTTAACCATCTCATATACTTTGTTGATGGTCTTGCATACGACAGCGAATCCGATATCCACGTTAGGGAACTTCTCGTTAAGCTCATCAATAGTAAGTTCCCTGACAATACTCTCATCCCACTTCCTCATCTCCTTTACCTCCATAAGGATCGGTTTTCCGGTTACGCCTACGCTCATCACCCATTTTCCCTCACGGTTGGAATCAGCCAGATCCGGGAAGATCGTAACGCCAAAAAGATCGGAGAGGGTGAAGGTCTCGCCGGTACGGGTGAAGGACGCCGCCGCCCCAGGCGTAAGGACCACCTCGTTCACGGCCAACAGGCTCGTAAGTTTCTTGGCTCCTCCTGATACCGTAGCGTTAAACACGACAGTAACATTACCGGTAGCGCTATTAACGAACTTAATCTCATTCTTCTCGCTATTGATGGCCTGCAAACGTGACCCAGATACGATATTTACGATCTCATAATTCTTGTCGTAAGTGCTCTGTAGCGTCACATTGCCGTATTTAGTATCGATAAGGGTAATCCACTTAGCCTTACCGCCTACTATCTCTACAAGTTTATAAAAAACGTTATTACCATCAGCGTCAACCCATCTAGCTATAGCTCCATGAGCGAAATTAGTCACCTCCCGATCTTGGGTATAACTTACAGTGCTTTCCGTAGGCTTATTAGTCAAAGTAACATAAAGGCATTGCTCTACGTCGGCTTCCATCTTAACTATCCCAGCTCCATCGTAATAATAATCAGGTACATTTTTCTCTCGTATCAACAAGATAGTACCTTCCTTAAGCTTATCAGCATTGGTAGGATCATCCACAAAAGACTTCATCTGGATATAGGTGTCAAAGATGATCGACGTACTCTTATCCTCTATCTTCTGGTTGATATCATCAACAATATTATTAATCTCATCTTTCGTATAATAAGGAGGCAAATCCACCTTCGGACCTTCCTGCTCTAAAGCCTGAGTTCCATCCCACCAATAATCAGGAACATCCTGCTCCCTGATCCAGAAGCTGTCCCCCACACGGAGCTTAGCCGTGTTCTCCGGGACCGCCAGCCACTCATTCATGGCATCGACCGTATCAAAGATATACGCCGTGTTCTTACCCTCGGCTATACGTCTTACGACAGCCAACTCGCTCTCGACATCGCTAAGTCTTTCCTTTATATTATTGATCTCCCGCTCTAACTTATCATAATTATCCTCCTGATCTATAGCCTCACCAATGGACATATACACCTCATTAATTAGCTTATTGTAAGTAATACGAGCTACTTTCTCGTAAGATGTCTTATACGACCCAGCTCCTTTATGGGTATTACATACAAAATCATATGTATTCTGATATACAACAGATCCACCGGTATTTATAAAATTATATCCATCTTGGCTCATCGTACCTCCCTTGTATCCGACAAGCTCAAAAGAGCATTTACCCGTACCTTTAGACCCAAACCATGTAGCGTAGGCCATGAAATACGTCTCTTCAGGTAGGATATCATAATATTTAGCCCTTAAATCCTTCACCGACATCCAAACACATTCCTTACCAGAACCAGTATTATCACCACCCCATTTAAGAACTTCTCTAACAGAGCTATCTCCATTTCCGGGGCCAGACCAACCTACAGCAAGATTATCTATGGTGGGAACATTAGAATTAAGGGCTTCCGTCATCGTATCCAAGTCCCTTCCGGAACTTGACTCCCATAAATACCTGAAAGTAACATAATCAACATCCCCGATCTTAATGCCTCCGGTATTGCTGGGATATGTCTTTGTGACTAACTCATAATACCATTTACCCTCACGAAAAGTAACCCTTATCCGCTCTACCTGCTTGGGGGATATGGAAACATAAGATCCTCCCACGGAGATATTATCGCCATCATCCGCCCTAGAGGTACCGTCCTTTGGCTCCTCCGGATCTACCGGAGTATAGATCGTGGCTTGCTTATCACCTGTATTGATAACAACTATATAATAACTGTCCCCGTCAAGACCCTCATCATGAGCCATGGTTACAAAGCCCTGCTCGCTATCCGGCCTCCATTCAACGACAACCATATGCTTATCCATAGGTATACCGGAAACGCTGTTAACGTAATTGGTTGACGACATGAAAATGGCATGATCATCATAAGCCTCATCAACACGTTGATGCTTAGTAGCCAATCCGTCAAGACGTGATATCTCAATGGGGTCAGTTACCTCGACCCCATTATAATCATACCACTTATATCCTATCATCGTATTCTCACGACGATATTTCCTTTTCCTTATGACCTCACCGCCGGCTAGGGCGTCAATCATATAATAATCATTACATACCTTAACCATGACCTTGATATTAACAGGTTTGACATAAACAAGCCACGATAGTAGCGCCATCGGGGATGGAGGTCAGCGTAGTCCCTACCGGGTAGGTCGGGGAGGATGACTCCATCACCATCAACGACATCCGCTCAACGACCATATTGTTATCCACCAACCTGCTTCCCTCCACATAGAACCGGCCATCGGCTACCTCATAGCACTCGCGCACCGGAACCATATGTCTTTGGCTCTTATCCGCATAATCACAGATCGTCACCTTAGCCCCATCCGGTATAGACGTAAGCTCATCACCTACATTATAATCAGGATGATCAGAGTACACGACATACAATATAGACTTAATATCCTGCAACGCCGGATTGACTGTCCTGAATCCCTTCAAATGTATCTTATGACCATCAATCTCATAACAATCATCCACGTCCATGATATTAAGATCACAACTGATGACCGTCCAGCCGTTAATAACCGTCTGCGTAGGGGTAGTATTGATAGGATGATCGGGGTCGGTAGACTCAACGATCTTATAGTCAAAAGTCTTTACATCCAGATTTCCGTTCAACGACTCCTGTCTCCTGATCTTCACCGTACCCTTTCCGGTATCATAACAGGTCTCCGTGGTATCGATAAGCCGATCCATGTAATCCGGTTCCTCGCACTCGATACGGGTAAGACCTTCCCATAACGAGCTAACCTTATCTCCTACATGAATACCGTTATCGGTGGAGCTAACGACCTCCCATAACTCAGATCTGACACCTAATTCGCCGTCATAAGACATCGTGTGGACGACCCGTACCACGCCGTTGGTAGAACGATAACACTCAACCGCATTAGACAGCATCCGGTCTTCCATGTCCGTGAAATCGCAAGACACCAAAGACCATCCGTCAGGCAGGGTAGACAGACGCTGCCCCGGGACGAAACCGCCGTTATCCGACTCGACAACCTCGTAGCGCACATGCCGCTCATTCGCCTTGGCATCATAAGACACGATCCTCCTTATCTTGACATTGCCATCCCCTGTATCGTGACACTCGACGAAAGATCTTATATCACGGGCCTCCATATCATCCATCTCGCATACCATACGAGTCCATCCTCCCGGTATGTCCTTATATACCCTATCAACAGGGACGTCAGTATCCTCCGAACGGGTAACTACATAAGAGGTTCCACGGATACCTATATCACCATCGTAAGAAGTAATATGTGATACTTGTACACGTCCATTGCTGGTATCATAACATTCCTTTCTGGACTGAAGCATACGATCTTCAAAATCAACGAAATCGCACGAAACCAAAGAGAAGCCTTCGGGGAGGGTAGCCAGTTCGGCCCCCGGGACGAAGCCGGCGTCATCCGATTCAAGCACCTCGAAGCGGACGTATCTTGCCTTTATCTTGGAGTCATAAGAAACCAGCCTACGAAGCTTGACATTGCCATTGCCTCCATCATAACACTCGACATAAGACCTGATGTCACGCTCCTCCATATCGTCGAAATCACAGACAGTCCTTACCCACGTATCTGGCAAGGATGAGAAGCTGGCGCCCTCAGGCTGTGACGGATCGGTAGTCTCCAGGACTTTATAACTCTTATCCCTAACCCCTATATTCCCGTCCCATGACGTGAGAACCTCCAGCTTCACCTTACCGGCCGGTGTCTTATAACATTCTATAGTTACCTCAATATCACGATCCTCCATATCCGTGAAGTCACAAACGACCTCAACCCAGTCATCGCTTATGCTGGTGATAAAATTACCTACCGGATTATCAGGATCGGTACTTTGCTTGATGCGATACCATTCCTTTCTGGTACCCATCTCATAATCAAATATCTTATATCCCTCTATCTGTACTCTCCCGGTACCGGTATCAAAGCATTTAAGAACCGGTATTATCTCCCTTTGGGTCATGTCCGGGAAATCACATACTATACGACTCCATGTATCAGGTATCTTGTCATACTCCGTACCGATAGGATTACTATCGTCGGTCGTATTCACCACCTCGTAGTGGGATACCTCGGGATTCAGGCGGGGGTCAACTGACTCTACGCCCTCGATCTGAACCTTGCCCCCTTCCGTGGCGTAACATTTACTTACGAATATCAACTCCCGATCGGTCATCTCCGCTATGCTACAATCTATAGCTACCCACTCGGCAGGAACTTTGTCCAATTCCGTACCAATAGGCGTATCAACATCTGAAGAGTTGATGATAAATATCTTCTCGGCCAATATCTCACCCTTATTATTCATATAGGTATGGATACGAGCCTCTACCTGACCTCCCGGAGTACGATAACATTGGTTGACGATCGACACACGCGCGTCCTTGATGTTAATGAACTGATAGTCCTTTCTAGGGACATCGCTTACAAGTCTCTTTACTCCTTTATCATCGAAGTAAACGTAACACCCGTCATTTCTCATCATGACCGGATACGTCTTTCCGTCTATTACAACCCCTGAGAAGTCATCTGGCGGAACGGAGAAACCCATGCTTCCGAATATAGAAGCCAGTCTCTTTAAATACTCATTTATCGCAGACATAATATCATATTTTAATTCTACTGCCTCAAAGATAACAAAAAAGGGAAGAGAAATGAATCTCTCCCCTTTAGGAAATATATGAACGCAAAAAAGGTCGTTCTTATTTGGGTTCGGTCACGATAGCCGGTCCAAGACCAGCGGCAGCTCCGATCATATTGATCATCTCCTGAACACCCTCATGAGCGCCATAGCGTACACGTAAGATCAGGTTAACCGGATCATCGGCGATAACCTTTCCGAATCCCTGAGCGTATCTATGAGGATTGAGCGTAATCTGGAAGTCAACGTACTGAGCCGTTTGCTCCACACGACTATATTCGTTCATGAACGTCCGTCCCATGAAATCCTGATGTTTCGGGAAGCCGTTGAAATGAGCATATCCTTTCAACTCGTCATCCATCATATTACCGCCAACGTGAGTACGTGGAGCCTTGCTCTCCAGTCTCTCGAAGTGAAGCTGATCCCACCAGATAGGAGATCCCTCATCCAAAGAATCGGGATAACCGCCGCTAGCTCCAACGATCTCCACGCTATCCTCGATATATGTCATTTGATCCATCAAGCACTCTGATGGAGATAACAACATTTCCTTGCCACGGAAACGGATACCGCACTTGCAATTCGTGCCAAGTTCCTGAGCCGACTCCAATTTCTTCCACATACGGTTGCGGTAGGACGCCGGAGCCTCGCTGGTGAAGAATCCCTCAAATACCTTGTCGCACTCATCACACAACATGTTAGTATATACCGTTGTCTGAAAGCTATGCTGGCAAGCCGCCGGAGTACCGTAGTCGGTGATCTCCAGTTCCGGGAAAGCCTGTTTGATTTCCTCCAAAGCACTGTTTCCACACTCATCATCCGGGATCGTGATATAATACTTCTCGGTGGATACCTTGCAAGAACCACAAGCTGACCAAGAAGCGGTACGAATCGTAGGATTCTCGCACATATCGGATGTCTTAGCCACATAGTAGATGATAGCCGTAGGATTGGCCTCCACGAAAGTAGAGATCTCCTCATCCGTCAATTTCTTGGAAGTAGCGGCAATATACAAACCTGATCCCTTGATCTGACTCATCTTGTTAACCGTATCGGCTACAACGTTAGGCAATGACTCCACCGTAGTAGACATATCGACACCGTCATCCTCCAAGGAGATAGAATACAGATAACCACCCTTAACCTCGGTATAGTTAGGAGGACAATCCGTACATCCTTTCATGATAGAGATAAGACGTTGAGTATAGTCAGCAGGTTTAGCCCCTTTCTTCATAACCTTATAACGTGACATGCTACCCTCAATAGTCTCTCGTACGATCTTCAACCCCGGATATTGGGCGCGAACCTCAGCCAAGGCCAGATCATCACCGGTATCACATACCTCCATACAATAGAAGTTGACATCTTCCGTCTCAGGCTCCGTAGCCTCGTTGGTGCATCTTGTAACCGGAGTGATATCAATATAATCGGACACCTTACCACCTCCAGCGATAGGCTGGTTCTTCATCCGCTCGATACACTTCAATACGGCGGGCAACAAATCAACCTCCTCGCAAGGATCACACTCCTCGCATTGATTTGGCGTATTATCACAATCATCCAAAAGAATGGCGTCATTGATCTCTACACGACCCTCCTCATAGCCAAGAAGCTCAAAGGCACGACCAGCGAGAACCAAGCGGATAGCGATACGGTCTCCTTTGGAAACGGAGAACGCAGTGTCATCAGAAACACCATTGTATCCTAAGATAACATCATCGACATAAGCATGATCTTTCTTCGGCCAAGAAGCGTAGATCTCCGTGATCTCGTTCAAAGAGAATAACGGAGTGGAAAAATCCTTATCATAGATAGAGCGGGAAGCCGCTTGTTCATTACGACCGATACGGATCTCATAACGCTTGTCGTTGCGAGGCTTACCGGTAAAATCAATCACGGCCTTACAACCGTTCTCGGAAGTATCTTTAGTATCGTAAATACCGATCTGTCCTTCCTTCAAGAAGATGGAATCAACATCCACCATCTTAGCATGTGGGGATACGAAAAGTACCCGATCTTGCGGTCTGTGCAACATATTATCAATATTTTAATTTAAAAATCATTTACCTAACGCAAACATAATGATAAACAATATCACCACAATAAAATAAGGTCGTGAGTATACGACATAATATAGTATTTACATTTTATGTAAAACAAAAAGCCTACCCGTTACCGAGTAGGCTTAATGATCAAACCAACGGTGTTTATTTGAAAGAAGCCACATTATCCTTATCCATGCTATATCTATTCAATTCATTCTCGTTAAGGCTGAATTGTTTAGCAACCATATCCAGAATCTCCTCCACCAAAGGATCGGGCAGCTCAGGGTCGATATCCGTGGACTGCATACCGGCGGCGTTGATATACCCCGACAGGTCTACCCTGACAGGACGGCGGTAGTACGTCATCTTAACTTCCTCGGTACGGAAGCCTGACTCGTAGACCACGACCTTCCCGTTCCCTATGGAGTAGAATGTCTCCCGATAATCGTAAGAAGGGCGGTTATTATCATCCCCAAGAAGCTCATGGATATTCTCGTTCTTAGCCTCCCACATAACGAAATCAGCGGCCTCACATCCTTTGTACGAGAAAACGCCTTTTATGTTAGAAAACCATAGATAGTCGTCAGGTAAGTTAAAGGACGTAGACTCAGGGTCATCCATCCTACCCGCATTATCCAACGACATCCAATAAACAAGAAGGTTTTGGATGGAGCGTATAGTCTCGTCATCCTTCCTATTTAGATAGTACTTAACTAACCGGTCTTGGGCCTCGTTGAACAACAGCACGAACCTTCCCGGATCCAGCTTAATCCCGCCATTGGCCAGATTCTGCTCGTTCTTCTGCAAAGACCTTAGATACGCTTCTTGGATTGTCATCGTCATTCCTCCTTAACCTTATCACCTTCCTCTACGTCATCCTTCTTCTTAATATCCTTAACCTTCTTGGTCTTGGACTTATCATCGATATTAGACATAGATATGATCTCCTCATACTCATCCAATACATTAGCCTTTATGTTAATAAAGTCTTTCTTGGTAGCCAAGAACTCAGCGGATGTCCGAACGTCAGGTCCTATGATCTGGCCATTATATTGTAATCCGGATGGAGTCATATTGATACGACCATTTCGTTGAAGGACGTTTACGATACGGTAAAACTCAAGAACTTCCTTGAAATCACCTTCCAATGACCGATCCCAGATATCAAGCAGATAATCAACATTGGTCTTCTTCTCATTCATCCAGTTTGATAGAGATCCTGTATAATACTCATCCTCCGTGAAATCCGGGCGAGTTACGATACCGATGTAAAGAAGAAGATCTATGACAGCCTGACGATCGTCGCCGCCTTTCTTAAGGGCGCTGATAAACTTATAGCTGATGTTCATCTTATTGATCTCACGCTGCTGAACGAAATCCTTCATATTGTCTTTCTCCACGAAACAGAACATGGAGTTCATGAAGACAGGATCGCCATCCATTTCCTGAGGAGTCAACATGCCGGAAAATACAGCCAGATATAAATAAAATAGATCTACGGTATTAGCCGTATTATAAACCTTACCCATGAAGATCTTATCCTTAGCGTCATCCCAAAATTCTAAATTGGTTTGAGATAGATCCATCTGCGACATTTCCTCGAAAGGCTTCATGATATTATCTACCCGCTGTTTGACGAGCTTATCGATCTCATTCTTGTCAAGACCATTATAGCATCTTGATCTTGGATAAAAACCGGTGTTATAGGCCTTGGAGAAATCATCCCAAGGGCAACATACGTGAGTGGCGTTCTCCGGGAACGGAGCTTTAGCTATATTAGCGTCTTGAAAGGCCTGAGGAGCACTTCCATCATGTTTGCCTACAACCTCATATAAGGTATCTGACATGATATTGAAACCGTTTACCTCGGCCAATACCTTCCTTGATTTTAAAATTTCTTTCATTTCCTTTTTTGCGTTACTTAAAAAAGAGGAGAGGAATATCCTCCCCTCTAAAAACCAAATTACATATATGAAAAAACTTAGCCGAAGTAGTTCGGTTGAAGCTCGATAATCAAGAACTTACTATTATCCATAACCCATGCCGCGGAAGCAGAATGACACCAGAATTGCTCTTTCATGCCCGGCAAGGATGATACGATCTCATTACCGTTGGCTTTGTGCGCCCAACGACCGTATTCATAACCCCACCACATACTTACACCTTCTGGTTTGATATAGAATACGTTGTTATTCATATTACCTAACTTAGCGTTAGCCGTATTAGGAATAGCGGAATACGCGTTAGTCGATCCAGCGTCAGTGATATTCTCGATAATACAAGAATAAGAGGATCTAGGATACATGCCATTCACCAACTCGCTACGATCTGTCATGTCGGCGTAATCCAAAGAAGGATCATGCTCGAACTCAACATTACCGATGCCCGGGATGAAAGCTCCCTTAACCTGAACCGGACCTAAGATCATGGCGTCATTAGTACCAGAGATAGGGTTAGAAGGCAACATCCTATCGCTTCCCATACCCCAGCTTAAGTTCTGCAAGGTAGTGAAGAACGATTCCCTGATCAACTTCTCTAAATTGATCATAGCCATAGCTCCTACCTTGAACTTAATCTTACGTTCCGTAATAGGAAGATCCTGACGTCCACGGAAAATATAAGATGCGGCAGCCATAAGCGTGTCTTTAGTAATACCCATCGGACGGCTATAGTAAATAGTGTAACCACGGCGAAGCTGACGATAGATACCTTCATTCAAATGGATAGGACCATTTTGATCCATGATAATACCACCTTCTTGCCACATCAACTGTCTGGCCTCCAACTTAACCAACTCAGCCATACAGAACACCTCCAACGTAGAGGCTACTTTGGCCGTACGCAAATCAAGTCTACCATTAACAGTCTTACCGATAATAGCCAGATCAGGAATATTACCCTCATACTCACTTCTCATGGCATTCATACGACGAAGAGCGGTCTCCACAAACTCCGAAGTGCTGTTCTGGGCGGCTTGCATGGACTTCATACCAGCATACATAGTTGTCTCACCCTCAACACCACGGTGGTTTCCTAAACGGAACTCACAAGTCATAGAACCGGCCTTGTCAGCCCCAGATACCTTGGAGAACTGGGTGCTATACTCTCCAAGAGCATGACCGATCTTCCAGTAGCGGACACCCGGACGTAATTTCTCTTTAGGGAAGTATTTAGCCTTACCACCGATAACACGACACCAATAACGTGTCAAGTCGCCTTCTGTCTTAGACGGGATCTCACCTGAGATAAGGATATTACAACCGTTAGCGGCATCGTAGGTAATAACATCATAAGCCGTAAACTCAGATGTATTCAAAACGATATCAAACAAGCTACCATCAATACCAGGTTTCAGATGATGACCTGAAGTATCCTCAGCCGTAACAACAGCGAATGTCTTTGTAACAGGTAAATCATAACGGAAAGAAGCTCCAATACCGTTAACGGAGATCGTAGCGCCGTTATTAATCATACCCATATACATCGGTACAGGGTAATTAGCGATATTAGAGAACAGATTCAACAGACCCAAATGATTCTTATCAGGGTCCTCATAATACCAGCTCGCCAATGAGCCTAAGTTATGCTCTACAAGCGAAGTCTTATAGTTCTTGGCATCAGTAAAGGCAATAACGTTATCACCATTCACGGTAGCCGGGAAACTTTTTGTAAGAAACGGATTCATTTTCAATACATTTAAACGTTATACACTCTTTGATCCACTCAGATCAAGGAAGTTAGCTTCTATAGTATCGTTATCGATATTAGTCTTATTCTGCTTTCCTCCCTTATTGCCAGAAAGAAGAGTGATGGTCTTCTTATTAACCTCCATCTTAGCCTTGTTGGTTTTCTGTTTAAGGAACTCGTCCTTATTCATCAAGAACAAGGCCAAATCAGCGGCCATATCCGGATTTTTAATAGCCTCGGAATAGGCTTTATCTATAGCCGTATGGCCTTGATTGTCTATCGGCTTTGTAACGAAATCGACAGCCTTACCTATCATCGTGTCAGTCAACTGAAATCCTGAGCTTATAGATGTCTTTAGACCTTTCTTATAGACTTTCATCTGCTCAACTAACTCCTGTCTCCTTTTCTCGGACTTCTTTTTCTCCTCCTCGATAAGGTTATCCATCTCCTTTTTCAGGATATCATGGAACTTATTGGCCTTAGACTCGATAAACTCATCGCCTTTACCAATCATCATTTCCATACTATCCTTTATCTCATCTTCCGGCATACCCAGCATCTTATAATAATGCTGGATAACCGCAAGCTGATCATTTTTATTACTCATATCAAGGTTATCCAACGGAGCCTGAATACTCTGATATTGGCTTAATAGTTGACCAACGTTACCACCGGCCTTATCCACCTCTATCATCTTCTTCATGAAATCAGACATCGAACCGGTATCAACCTTATCCTTCAACAACTCATCAGCCTTGTCCTTGATCAATCCCTCCACTATATCGAGTAAATCATCCTCTTTAGTGATAGTAGAAAGATCAACCGGTTTATCATCTACCATAATATCTAGGTTCTCGATACTATCTATGATACCTCTGGCAGCCATCTTCTCCAAGAAAGATTTTCCGTTAAACCCTGATACCACGTTATTATTATCAGCACCGCCTTCGCCAAGAGAATCCGGGTCAGGGTTGGCCGCATCGCCGCCCTTATCCCCGCCACCGTCAGCCGATCCGCCGTCGGCAGGTTCTTTCTTGGTGTCATCTATAAGATTACCATCCTTATCATATTTACCCTCAATATTATTCTTATCGCCATCACCGTCACCACGGTAAAAAAGCTCCTCGACACTCATGGTCTTAAAACCCTTAGCGAAATCACCCATGTCATTCATACAATTTCCTTTTTTGCTTTTTACAAAATTATCATTAATCTAATTACCAATTAAATCAAACCCATTATAGTATATGACAGAATTTTACGCCAAAATGATTACAGATTTTGTAAAAATATTTACAAAACTTGTAATCAATTCTTGTTTATTATTGACGTAAACCTATCTATATCAGAACGTTTGTTTCTAGCGTCTATCTCCTTTTCTTTTAATTCCAACTTCTTTTTCTCTATATCCTCACGAGATCTTCGCTCAGCCTCGGCGTTAGCCTGTCTGGTTCTCATATCCTCCTCCCGGATGTCCAGATCCCGTTCCTTCAAGGCCCTATCAGCCATAGCCTCAACGTAATCCATACCTTCTGAGTTGTTCTCAGTCCTAGCGGCTTGACCGGCGGCCATTATGCTCTTACCCCGTAAATCGAAATTACCCTTGATGTAAGCAAGCTCCTTATCCTTCTCATGCTCATCGTTACGTGCCTGTTGTTCGGCCTCGGCTTGCTGCTGGACAAGTCGCTGTTTATTCTGGTATTCCTCTTGCCTTACACGATCGGCGTAAGATCTGGCATCCCTTCCGATCTGATTCATCTCAGCCGTTGAGTTGGCGCTCATCATCCTAGTGATATCAAGCAAGTCATTACCTAACGTATTTGTCTGTAATATATATTGTTTCAAATTCTCCAATTCCAGACGTTTCTTGGAATTAGATACAGCCATAACATTAAGATGACGTAACGACAAGCTGTTATCCGTAAGACTGATGTAAGCCAAGGAAAGATCGCTGTTCCTGTACATCACGGTCCAATCGTATCCTTCCTTCTGACATACTTGAGCCACGGCTAGATGAATATCCAATGTCCGTTTCTTGAAATCATCGAAATCATTAAAGTAAGTCTGGGTCTGTAGCATAGTAGCGTTAACTCCCTGTTTTACACCCGTAGAACTCTCGTATCTAGTTGACTGACCCATGGCCTGCTCGGATATACCTATCATCCTATAAGCCATCATATAGGCGTAAGACGCCATTTCCATACGGGATCTTATCTGATCCGTATTAGTAAGATCATATACACCGAACTGATTATATATGCTGCTCATCTGCGGATTCTGGTAAGGATTGTTTGTGTCATTACCACCTACACCCATAAACGAGATAGACTTAACGATCTGCATGAAAGTAGCCAAAGCTCCCTTCTTGTCCATCATATCCTTATATTCCGTAGGCAGGAATCCTAAGTCGCCTAAGAAGAACTTACCGATCTCCTTCTCGGCGTTATTGTATAGCTGGTTCATAGCAAGGTTATACATCATCTGGAACGGCTGTATGCGATCAGCGAGACTAGCCCCTATAAATCCAGAAACCGGAATGACATAATCATACAGACTACTATCACCATGTATCTGATGAGGTATTGGATCCCCACCAATATATATAGGCTTATCCATTAAATTACCTCCGGTGATCTTAACGCCAAACCTAACCTCAGGGACATACTCCAAGATGTAGGTGTTCACCTCAGGATCACTGACGGCTTCGGCCATAACCCTCTTCACTTTCTTGATACCGTTCTTCTCCAAGAACTCCGGGAGAAGCTCATCTGTCACAAGCTCCTGATCCACCATCCCAGTCTCCGTCATGTAAGTTATTAAGAATACCGGTTTCATGGATACCCAATATCCCTCCATGACTCTAAAAAGGCGGGAATCTATCTCATATCTCTTGCCATCGGCCATACCGGAGTTGAAATATCCAAAGGGATGGAAGCGGGGCAAGAAGCGGGGCTGGGTGTGTTCCTCTCCGTCCGGCCCGAAGGTATGGTACTCTCCCATAGGAACACCATAGTAATCCTCAGCCGCAACGATAGATTCATAATCATGATACCCTTTCCATGGAATAACCTCATTCTCATACATACCGGTAATAGAAGGCTTCTTTTTCTTCTGATCATACCTAGTACCGTCATTGGATACCCATCCCTCGTAATCATCATCACCGCCCATAATCCTGCGTTTATCCTTGGCCGTCATCTTATGGCCGTATTTTGATATCAACTCAACACCCTCGTAATAATGAATACGGCCCACATAACTTCCATATTGCGGATATTTCACATCAGGATGGAAAACCTCCATCGGACTCCACACCTCCGGACGGTAGTAGTCAAATCCAACGAAATGATTGCGGAACATCTTACCGCTAAGGAGCCGGTCACGGAAATTCTCACGATCAAGCTCATCCATATAAAACCGGCTACGGTCTGACTCTATCGTATGGTCTCCCCATACAGCCGCCTGCGTCTTCCATCTGGTGCTCATGAACCTCTGGATATCGTCAGGGGTCATAGACACCTTGGCTTGTTGAATTTGCTCTGCGTAAGCCTGACGTTCCTCCTCGGAATTAAACTCATTGTATGTAGGATCAAGCCCGGCTTCTACAAGACGCTGATTGACGATAATATCCCACTGTTCTTGTATATGGCGATGAAGTAAGTTTGACATCGTGTCCTCATACTCACTTATAGCCATATCCCCTACCTCATTAACCGTATACTTATCCTGTAGATTTGTCAACCATCCCTCAAAAGCGTTTACAATACCACCTATGATATCATAATGCTTCAAGAAAGAGGGTATCCTTATATCACTCCTTAACTTCTGTACGTTCCTTAACTGTGGGATAACATCCGCCATCTCCATAAAAGATAACTTACCATCCGCCATCAGATAATAGTCACGGTACATTTGGTTACGATCATATTGTTTTAATCCTATCGCCTCAAGAGCGTCCATACAATCCTCCTTCCATTTCCTGTTCTTTTTCTTCGTGGAAATAGCCTGAGGAGGTAATCCTAATAGCGCCCCTTTTGCCGGAAACGAATGATCTCTATTGAAAATCTCCATGTCAATCTAATTTGTTTTTAGCAAAGATAAGTTATTAAGCAACACTAAACTACCGAAACGCACCTATAGATGCCGATCCAAATGCAGAGGCATATATCTCATGGTGTTTATAAGCATCTTCCTTACGAGCGTTATTCATCTCATCTATCTTCGATTTAGGCATGTAGTTATTATCATCAAAATACCTAGCGAGAACCAACGCATGCCCGAAGGCTATTATCCTATCGACGTTCAATCCTGGCTTGTACTGTATTATTTCATCCAGTAGAGCTATATCATCGATCAACTCAATACCCTTGACAGTTATATCAAGACCAGTCTGATCATCATAACCAATAACGAAATCCTGCCAGCAATAATCCACGACGCACGAGAATAGCAGGTTCTGGTTGCCGGGGGTCGGGTATAGCCCCAGCTTGCTGTTCTGCCGGGAGCCGGCCTTCACATACTTATTGGCTATTGCCTCACCAGCAAACAGGAAGAAAGACGCTGGCATACCGCTTTTACGGTTAAGGTACTGCTCATACATCTGGTCAGCGTTCTCCATAAGACATATAGCACCATATCCCTTCTGAAGCACCTCACAAGTACGGCAAAACTGATCTATGGATGATGGGCGGGATACGTATGAAGCCACTATTCTATAGGCATAAGGATCTCGAATACCAACACGCCTTTTGAATACATAAAAAGCTCCTAATGAAGGGGTATCAGACTTAGCCTGTTTATAGGGATCTTGGCCTGCAACATAAATAAAATCATCAAACCTATTAGATTGAGGCATCTCGAATATCTGGACAGGAGCGTCAATAACACCTCCACTGAATGGAAAACCAGCCAGTTGTTTATTAGATTTAGTAGTACCAAGCTTATTGCCCGATTCAAGAAAAACATCACACAGCATGCCACTATATTGACCCGACTCAAGAAGATCGTTCTTATGTTTAATAGCGTACTCAACCGGGAACAGGTTTTGAGAAGAACTTAAAAAACAGTCATCAATCGTAAAAGGATAGAACATAGTATGAGAGGTATAGGCTACCCTGTCCTTTGTAGAAAGCTTCTTCCGTTCCTCATTAAGTTTATTGGTGCTAGCCTCGAAGTCTGTGGCGTCAATCTTGATCTTATTAAGCTTCTTATCATCAGGTTTTCCTAAATAATCACCCAAACCTATAGTTACCTTGACACCAGAGTTTGCCATTTGTCCCGGAACAAACATCGCCCATTTCCGTTCTTTCCATGTTTTTCCTTTCATGGCTCTACGGTTTAGGATATCCCAGTCCATGACCAGAAGATTATATGTCTCGGGATCGGAGAACATCTCTTGAGCGTCCTTAGACAACTCCACCTCACCACCGGTACCGGCCAAGATAGGACTAAGACGCCAGCCATAAGGCGTGTCGTAGGATGGCATGGCGGCCGTGTAAGGCTTCTTTATCGGACCTTTGCCTACCTCGTCGAAAATAGCCGTAGCCGGTGTCAAACCAGCCGTCTTCTGCGTGGAGGTCTTCCTACCCATATTGATGTTGGCTATAGAGATAATGGCATGGATATCACGTACACCATTGGACATCCTCTTGCCTAATGTAACTCCCGAACTCCAGTCGGTCTTGGTTCTGTTGATCCTGAAAAAAGGATGCACATGATCAAGACCATACTCACAATACTCGCCGATATTGGATAAATCACTGTCGCTGAATCCTACTACAGAATGACTAAGGCCGATCGTCATAGTAGCGTTCATCTGGAGAAGTGATGACATGATGGTCGTATTATGGGAGACGACAAAATTGGTAGTAAGAAACTGATGCGATTTATTATCGACCTCAATACAAGTAGCCTTATATCTACCGTAATAATCTATATCATATATCCTAAGCCTATCATGGGTCTTAGATATATACATATCATCACCATCCATGACACAATAATACCCCATAGACCAAAATATTTTCCTTACAAAGGATATAATATACTCGCTTTTATAAACGACCTTAAAACGATCGTCACCGGTATTTATACCACAAGCGATCTTCATAAACGATCCTATGAACAACTCTTTCTGTTTTTTGGATGAATAAATGACATCATCCATCTCCTTCTTGCTTAGCTCAAAGATCCTGTCGGTAGCTCCACAAAGGAAGGAGGCGGCAAGAGACCCCATGAGCTGGGGCGATATCAGCCACCTCCGCTCAGGGAAATCTACCGCTTCCCCAATATCTATAGTCATTTTGGAGAAGTCAGAATGGATGATACCCATAGTGCTCATAACCTTATAATCACCATGATACTTGACTTTCCACTGGTGCTGCCCACAACACACCACGCTGCGACCGTCCTCAAAGGTCACTTTGTACGTATCAACGAATCCCTGAGGATATACGCCCATTATAGTCGTAAGCTTACCATCATCACCATATATGATATCCCCGATATCGGCGAATCCTATTTTCTTAGATCCATGAGGAGTATATATCAGCTCCGAGTCCAGAAGAGCCTTGCCAAAACGACGAGTACCAAACATTCCCAATCCTTTCTTCTCCATACGGGCACGTTGGTACATCTCGGCGAAAAACCATTCGTTATCACGCAAACGACTGATCGCTGGCACACGCTCCCCGTTTGGAAGATCCTGGAATACGGGAAAGAAATTAACATGCCAATAAAGCCATGGAGGGATGAACGTACCATTGATAGTCACCCCGTACTTGACCTTATAAGCCTCTTCCTTAAAGAACTGCTTAACATCGTCATCCTGATCCTCCCAACCGAACAGATCGTTCCATACAGGAGGATTTTTCATGTTTACATAAAATTCTGGACTCGTACTTAGACTCATTTTATAATATCCTTTAAAACAGACTCGATTCCACCAGAAACCTGACCCTTACGTTCCTTTTTCTGGACATTGCTTACAGACCTATATACATCCATGATCCCACTTTTCTCCATATAAGAATCATTCCAGGTATTTATCTTATCGATTAATTTTGATATGAAGTCAAATGCCCTTGCCATATCCTCCGGCTTCTCCTTATCCCAAGGATGTTTATCAATATAAGTCTTAGCGTCGTTTATGGCTTTAGCTATGACCTCAAGATTGTCGTTCACCCGATCAGCGTCCTTACTCGTCGGCTTTCGTCTTCCCTGTGGCATTGGCTTTCATATCCTTAAATTCGTTATACTGTTTCATAAGAAGCTCATAAGATTGAACAACCCCGATCTTACTTACTTCCGTCACACTCATGTCATGGAACATATCCTCAAGCTCCTTGTCAGTATATCTAAGACGTTCCTTGTCATCATAAAACACGAATCCAGACGTTCTGTCTTCTATAATACTCTTGGCGGTGGACGCATATGTCGTGTCTAAATCCAGATCCATACCGAAGCTGGTAGCCAACTGGATCATGAACATCAACCTAGAATTGACTTTTACAGCCTCTATATTCAACATCTGTATCTTATGGGTCATCTCATGAAGAACGACAAAATCCTCCTCTTTTATCAACGAAGATGATTTAAGGGCTATCTTCTTAGTCCTATCCTCAATATCGCTATACAGACGCTTGCTCTCACGCTTTATGGCTATCCAATGCCTTATATGAGTATCCGCCTCTTCTTTAAGATAATCCCTGATCTCTTTTTTGATATCCTTATCCTCTTCCATTATAATCACACGTTATAATCATTATTATTTAATTCAATCTCATCACTAATACTTTGGTCTATAGACCTCAATAGATCTCTGGTACTAACATCCCGCAAGAAGCGGACATTACCACCATTAGCCCTAGCTATCCTCCTTAAAGCGGAGTAAAGTATATCACCCAACGAATATTCAGGCAACTCACGGCATCCGACTTCCATGACAATAAGGGCATGGATACGATCATCTATCTTACTTCTTACGGGACTTCGCATAGTATTTACTTATAAGCTTCCCCTATAATACGTAGCGGGAAATGTTTGAAATTACGTTCAGGATCATCCTTCGTATAACCCATAAGAGATAGATGTTTCTCAAAATGACCTTCCGTATATTTTGAGGTATCCAACGTCATCCTAAATATAGTTCTATTCTCATTGTCAGGATGTTTGTTATATGACACGTCTCCCATACATCCACATCCAAGATGATGCTCCTTGACATGGAAACCATCTTTATGGGTGATAAATAACACGATTTCTATCTTATCACCTATTTTCTGATCAAAAACATTTAGATAAAACTCGCTCTCGTCATCCGTAAGTCCTATATCAAATGCATCGTTAGGGCACTCGATATTAAAATCGTTATGATCGGCGGTTATGACCTCCATAGCATTCCATTTGGCTTTCTCTCCTTCTACGAATTTCAACGGGCATACCTCAGTCTTCATCCAAGCCTTCTCCTTGATAAAACAACCACACAACGAGCAAGCCTGCCTACCCATCAATCTTTGCAATATTACCTTAGCAGGTAACTTAAAGAAAGCGATATTAGAAGAGTTCTTAGGACATTTCTTACATAATTCAAGACGATTCTTATACCATTCGGGATAATCTTTCTTATCCTTAGGAATCCTGCCCAATAAACTATCTTCCCAAGCCTGGGCTATTACTTGGGCCTTACCAATTGTTTGCACGATAATTATTTTTTAAACTGTTTTTGTTGAAAATCCTGTAATTGTTCCCATGTCATTCCATACCGACATTGATACATGGCCTCATGGTTATCACGTATAAGAGGATCTCCGTTCTTCAACCCCTCCATATCCTCTATCGCATTAATCTTCTTATCCAGACAATCAAGCTCAATAGGCATCCTTTCATCCGGATAACGATTACCTTCCTTGACAAATATCCGGCGTATCTTATCACGCCTTACACGCATCTCACGAAGATTGCATATAACGTATCCGATAAACGGTATTCTTATAGATATATTGTCAGTATACTTAGCTAGATGATGGATGTAAGATACGGATGCTTTCATGCACCACTCTACCTGTTGTTTGGTAAACTTCCCATCAGATCTTCTTACCACCTCATCCACGATATCCCTATCGAATGAAATAAGATTCCTACCCATCAATATCCAATTTGTTTCTCTTGAACACAAATCCCATTACACGGGTATCATCACCCTCCCCATCAAGAACGAAATAGTTACGTAGGCTTCTCATCTCAATAGACAACTCACGGGTACGGAAATTCCCGTTCTTCTTGTCCACCAGAAAACCGCCACGCTTCAGTTCATTGTTAAGGACAGCGATGTAAGACTCCTTCTGTCCATGACAATCCATGTACTTAGCCCTGGTATCATCCGAGTATCCGTAGTTGATGTAGAAAGAAAGTAAGTTTATCGTCCTTTCGGTGATCAAGCTTCTACCCTTGGAATCCAGATAGCCGTTGTATATCCTTAAGAACTGCTGGATCATATCCAGTCTAGTATCATAAGGTAATGCGAATACGAAAGCTTTTCTCTGTTCCGGCATATGAAATTAGTTTTCAGCAAAACTACTTAAAAAAAATATCGTTGTCAAGAAATTTTGCCATAATCGACATAATATATGCTGACTAGCATGTATTTACGAGAATCCAAAGGGAAAAGGCTAGTGGGGTAGGACGAATGAAGCCATGTATGTCTACGGCTGGCTACAATAGCAAGGGCAGTGAAGTTCACGTACGCTATGCGCGTGGACGGCGGGGAACATCCTTATCCTGCCTCACGGGATGCGACCACTCCTTTTTTCTTTTTGGCTTTTTATCGTCCCATGACATAGCCAAGGCATCCAAAGGGAAAAAGATTGGTGGGGGACACGATGGGGCACCCAAGGTAAGGCTACCGCCGTTATGCCGGACAATGCCGCCAGAGGTTCGCTATTGACATGGACGGAGGTAGAGTTATGTTAGCCTGCCGGAGCGTGAGCGACCGAATACGACCTTACCTTTTTCCCTTTGGATTCCTTCCTCCCAAGCTATGGGATATAAAGCCAAGGGGAAATGGGAGGCCTTGGGGCATGGGGCCTGCCGTAGAAGATACGGACGGCCGGAGCGTGAGCGACTGCACAAGACCTCGCTTTTTCTTCTTTGGCTTCTGCTCCACCCGATCCCCCTACTGGGGTCCCGGCTTCCGGTATAAGATACGGCTTCTACCAGGTTTAGCCTGCGGTATCCTGCCTGACGGCACCATACCTTGGCGGTAAAAAGCAATGTTTTATTAAATAGAGACTTTAAGTGGAGTACACAGGAACTCGACGTCAGGAGAGGTTCTGTGTACGGATAGAGATATTAGTAAGTAGTATATGTTTATAGAGTTAATTATATTTAATAAATATACCTATTAACGCGCGCGTAACAAGTAGGTTGAGAAAAAACATCGTTCACGCTCACAGCGTTTTACGGACATCACCTACCCCTCCTCCCCCCCCCCTAAACAACAAATGGGCGACCTTCACAGGCTACCCATCCATCCGAATAACTTGTTTCGTATTGATGAAACTTGTATATTCGCAGCAAAAACTTAAAAAAAAATGTTTGGAACAAAGATAGCACTTTTACAGAAAATGAAATCAAATTTCGATAAGATTCTTACCGAAAAGTATATTCCACGTAATATTCAGACCAAGAAAGATGAGCTAGGATGTGTAAAACTTCCAGCCGGATCACTTATATGTCCAGTTGATTTTAAGCCTGTTACTAATAAGGAAGGCAAGAAAGTGACAGCCATAAAATATTCATTGAAACATGAGGAGTATCATGGATCGGGAATCCGGATCAGCGATGAATGTAAGATGGCAATGATATATCTTATTATCATAAACGTACTCAAACATGTGTTTCTAAGAAAAAGGATGCAAGATGGAAACAGAGATCAGATAGAGATCAATACCAATGATTTTATTGATATTCTATCGGATGGATGCGCTTATTTCTGCTACCGACATGTATTAAGAGATTCTCACGAAGATATAAACTACCAACTTATAAGTCTAAAGGCTTGGGCTGAAGGAGAGATCAGAATAGCATTGTCAGATATCGTAAAATACAAGCATAAGGCTAGTAAGGTCCCAAGGATAAAGGATATGTTTGTAAAGAAAGGAGAATCCATATACACTTGCATTGATAAGAGTCTTGATTCGGATTCTAGGCGAAGAATGGCTAACAAAAGCCGGAAACTTGATCGGGTAAGAATCCTTTCCAAGATAATATTCAGGGCCAGAACCAGAAACGTACATCACATATACAAGGTAACTAAAAGAAAGACAGTTAAGTTCAATGTAGCATACCTTCTTAATGAGTTGAATAAGAAGCTCATAGGCATAGGTATGCAAGAGATATCTCAATCCACTATATACAGATATATAAGCATGTTCTTAGACATGTGTAAGAAGAGTATATCCGATTTGTATGAAGAGGTGGTGAAGAACAATGGAGTGGTTAACACGAAAGACAATAACAATGTAACTATAGGGCATATAAGGGCATCATACAAAGGAAGCGTGCTGCATATTCTGATATCTACAGACTACATAATAAACGTGTTTTTAGGTAAAAAATCAGCTGAGATGAGCAAGGCTGGATGATTTGAGTATCAGATATAAAATTTAATATTTACATATTATTCACATTTATTTTTATTAGTTAATTATAACTATTCGTATCTTTGTATCATAAACTTAAAAAGATATGATACAAGAGGATTTTAGAAACGAAAACGACCTCCTTCGTCATATTATGACGGTGGATAAAAACGTAGAGCAGGGTCGTGCCTTGAAGAAGATTTTCACCACTAGGGAGAATCTGTTTATTACTGGTAGAGCCGGTAGTGGTAAAAGTACGTTCATGAGACGTATCGTAAAGTTCTTGGGTAAGTGCGTTATCGTAGCCCCAACTGGAGTAGCGGCGTTGAACGCCGGAGGACAGACCATTCATTCGTTCTTCTCTATAAAGAACGATCCTTATATCCCTTCTATCGAGAGAGGTATGTTGTCTAATAAGGTGGATGTAAGTCCGTTTATGAAGAAGAAGATCAGAAACCTTGATACTATCGTTATCGACGAGATCAGTATGGTAAGACCTGATTTGCTTGATGAGGTGGCTGATATACTTAGACAATGCAGGCGTAGCAAGGAACCTTTCGGTGGTGTTAGGTTGATTATGTTTGGAGATCTATCACAACTACCGCCTGTGGTGACGGCGGATGATTTTATCGACAAATATTATGAGAGCCGGTTCTTTTTCTCATCAAAGGCATTAAGAGCGTCAGGATTCTCGGTCATTACCTTCGAGAACGTATTCCGTCAAAAAGATCCTCAGCTTCTTTCCGTACTTGAGGATATAAGATGTGGGGTTATTACCGATGAGTCAAGACAGATATTGGATAGTAGGGTCAAGTATCCGGATAATATGGATAATACTATAATTATATGCTCAACTAACAAAGAAGCTTATGAGATAAATAAGACTAATCTTGATAAGATCAATAATAAGGTATTTAAGTTCGATGCTACTGTATTCGGGGAGAAACCTGTAGCGCCCTGTGAGGATGAGCTTATAGTAAAGGTAGGAGCTAAGGTCATAATAACCAGAAACGGCAATGGATATGTCAATGGCTCGATGGGTATCATAACCAGCATAGATACTGTTGATGAAACGATATATGTTCATCTAGATAACGATACTGAGGTAGAGATAACCAAAGAGAAATGGGAGAAGATGAAGTATAAGCAGGTAGATGATTCCCTTGAAGGCATTTCTTGCGGCTATATAATACAATATCCATTGAGGTTAGGATACGCCATAACTGTCCATAAATCCCAGGGAATGACTTTAGATAATATATTTGTAGACATCAGCAGAGCCTTCGAGATAGGACAGATATATACCGCTCTTTCAAGATGTAGGTCTATAGACGGGCTTTATCTAAAATCAGTGCCTAAGGAAGATATGGTACTGCTAAGCGATAAGATATCTGACTTTATAGAGAAGGTGGATGAGAATGAGGGTGTATTGAATCCGGAAAAGATATCTGATATCGGGAAGGATATGATAAAGAAGCAACAGGATTTATTTAACTTTGAGGAATTTGGATTATAATGGCTAAGAAAGAACTTTTTTCAGACGTAGATGAATTAGTATCATCTTTAAATAAAGAGCTTGGAGAAGGCTCGATAATGAACTTCGGTGACGATAAGCCTATAATATCCATACCAAGGGAAAGCACTGGATCGCTGGTGGTGGATAAGGCTCTTGGCGGAGGATGGGCGGTAGGTCGGATTCATGAGCTGGTCGGGATGGAATCTTGTGGCAAGACCATGATGTGTACGTTAAGTATGATCGAGTTCCAGAAAAAACATCCAGATAAGCTAGTAGCTATAATAGACGTGGAGAACGCTTTCGATATTGAGTACGCTAGGAAAATGGGATTGGATATAAACCGGTTCTTGATCTCCCAGCCAAGCTACGGGGAGCTGGCTATTGACATCACAGCCAAGTTAGTCGAATCCGGGAAGGTCGGATTTATTGTCGTAGATTCTGTAGCCAATCTGGTACCGAAGAAGGAGATAGAGGGCGATATGGAAGACAGCAACATGGGATTGCAGGCTCGTTTGATGTCCAAAGCCATGAGGGTTCTTACAGGGATCGTAAACAAAAGCGACTGTGTTCTGGTATTCATCAATCAGTATCGGGAGAAGATCGGTGTTATATACGGCGATCCTAAGGTAACGACCGGAGGTAATGCCCTTAAGTTCTATGCCTCTATCCGTATGGAGATGGCGAGAAAGAAGGTTATATTAGGAGAGGACGGATCTTCGGTAGGTCATGAGGTTAGGATAAAGGTTCTGAAGAACAAGACAGCCGTTCCGTTCCAAATAGCAGAGACAGCCTTGTATTATGGCGTGGGGTTTGATAAGGAGCTTGAGCTTTTGAAGTTATGCGAGGAAACCGGTATCTTTACCCGTAAAGGATCATGGTACTGGTATGGGGATGTTCGTGTAGGGAACGGAGTCGATAATACGTTAAGTATTATGAGAGATAATTGTGAGTTATGTCAAGAATTAAGAACTAAACTAAATATTTGACTATGGCAATAGGAGTAAAATTTGTGGATGTAATTCCATCCAGCGTAGAGAATGCTGTGGAGGTTAAGAAAGGGGATGTGAAGAACTACCTGTTCGTAGGTATTCCTATGAGCGAGTTTATTGGAAAGAGATATGAGTATGAGGGATTCATATACATGTGCCTACAAGGTGTCACCGGTGGTACGGAACTTGGTGGTGATATAGCCATAGCCGTGTTGAGACCGGTTCGGCCAGCGACAGGACAGGCTTCTTATCATTTGGTATCGTATACGCCTCTCACATATACGAAATCTGATGTAGCGATATTACTTAGAAATGGCGATTTTAAGGTTGTTAAACGAGACGATTGTAATCTTATATAAGATGGGTACGTATATATCAATAAAATCAACGGTAAACGCATTCAGGTACGGTATTGATCCTGTACCTGAATGGTTCGATAAGATATCTAACAAGACTGATGAGGTCGATATTATGGTTGACGGTAATAAGGTAAAGGCTTTGGATATAAGGCTAGAAAATGGCATTCTACGGGCTTTTTACGGTTATTATATAGGTATGTACCCGGATAACTCGATACAGGTGTTTAGACCGGAGGATTTTCATTCATTATATACGTTGAAGTTATGAACATATCAATAGGTATAGATCCAGGTATAGATACCGGAGGATTGGCGATGATCCCGGAGAACGGGGAGATTAAGGTAATCATGACTCCAAGGATATCGGCTAAGGGGGATATAGATCTTAGGGCTATATCAAGTTTCTTCCTAGATGCCGCAGATAAAATCCAAGAAGGAGGTGGGGGGACGCTGGCGATCGCCGTAGAGGACGTCCACAGCATCCACAACAGCTCAGCCGCCAGTAACTTCACCTTCGGCGGACGGCGCCGGGAACCAAACGCGCTCTTCGCTATGATGGTGGAGATGATGGAGCGATACGGATCTCACCCTGATGTTAGGTTCATGTTCGAGGAGGTGCAACCAAAGACCTGGCAGAAGGAGCTTCATACGACAGCCGATCGGGTGTATACGGCGGCTAAGCTGGACACGAAGGCTACCTCCATCCGATGCGCCATGCGCCTTTTCCCTTTGGTCTCTTTCGTGAAACCATGGTCAGGAAAAGGAATACAACCTACTAAGATACAAGACGGAATGTGTGACGCTACGCTTATAGCCGAGTATATTAGACGTAAGTTTAAATTATTTTAATACTATTAAGTATTTATTATATTTGTATTAATATAATTATGATTACATTTGCAATGTCATGTAAAAGTTGTTTATTATAACCTCGGATAATATGTAAGATGTTGAAAAATATTTTACATATACCGGAAACGGTCAGGTTATTAGCCTAAGTGCTTAGAGCACTACGTTACCTTAGAATGTATAGTTACCCTAGGGTGTTTATCCAAGCCCAAGGCTCTAAGGCAAGTGGTTAAACAGGAGTAGCGTATTTGGCAAAACAGTGCTGCTTGTATGAAACATTTGGTAACATTGGCGATGGGTACTAACAGGATTTTTATCCTGATTTATCCCATAATCGGGATTCATACTCCGGAATCATTTCCGGTTTCGGAGTATGATTTTTATAAAGCTTGTACATGAATTATGGATGATAAACAAATAAAATATGTTATATGGTATTGAAGTGCTTGTCGAAATCATTAAATGAGAAGTTGGGTAAACTGGAGACGGTGGTTAAGAACGCCGGTTCCAACTCCCTTTATAAGGATCTTAAGATAGATGTTGTCAATAATCTGGCTTATATCACTTCCGTAAATGCCAAGGTATGTGTTATAGAACGATTGGAGGTCGAGGCTGACTCTAACTTCTCTTTCTTGGTAGAGGCAAGCTCTTTCATAAGGTTTGTAAAAAAACAGAAGAATCGTGAGATTACGATACTGCTTTCGGATAGAAAAGATCAGATCACGATCCACTACGCTTCTGGTGAGTATAGTTGTCCGGCTTTTGATATCAATACATTCCCGCAGGTACATAAGATACTTGATGGAGGAATTAAGGTTAAGATGAGCGATTATGTTTCGGTTCTTAACAAAGCCAGCGATTATACGGAGGTAGATGACTTTTATCCATGCATCGAGAATGTGGTTATTGATATTGATGATATTAATATTAATATAGTAAGTACGGATAGAAATACTATTTACAGGTATTTTGTCCCTAATCAGGATAAGGTAGAGAAGATGTTTATCCTGGTATCGAACGAATCCGCGATATTGCTTGATAAGCATATCAATAAGTCATCGGATATGTTGTCTATAAAAGTGGATGATACTAAGACTTATTTCTCTACGCCTGATATGGATATGTATGAGACCCATTTTGAGGGTAATTATCCAAATTGGAGGTTCGTGGACGAGCATTTTGTCAAAACAAGTACCTATGTCTTTGATAAGGATCTACTCGTCCAAGCCCTCCAAAATAATCTTAAAGTAAATGAGTTTGATCATTGTAAGTTGATATTTACCGATAAAGGATGTGGTATTATGTCAGAGAACCCGTTTTCAGGTAAATCATGTAAGGAAAGACTTACCCCTTTGTCTCATTATGGTGAAGATATTGTATGCAACGTGTTATGTGGAAGATATCTGGGTATCATAAAAAGCATATCGTGGAATAGGATAGTTATCGAACATGACCATAAATCTCATTTCAATAAGATTTATGGGGAGGATAATAAGAACGAGTATTTCTTGTCATCATCAGTTATTGTTTAATATTTAAAAATATATAAAATGGGAGTTAGAGAAAATTCATCAGGTGGTAATAACCATTACTTTAAAGTAAGTGGTAGCGGATTATTATATCAGTCATCAAGAGAACCAAAGGAAGGTTTCGAGGAGCATATAAACGAGAAGACCGGAGCCGTTTCTTATTGGAGGGTATTCTGGAACGGTATCGAAGGTTATTTGTCTGATATCAATGTGCGAGAAGTGGAGTTCAATGGAATAAATGCCAAATACTTATCCATAAAGATAAGTGATGAGGATGGTAATTACTTTATAAACGTTCCTTTGATGACTCAAAAAGGAGGTATCAATAATTACGTTAAGTCACTGGTAAGGTACTTGCCTAATATCGACCTGAAACGTAAGGTAGTGATCAATCCTGCTCATGCTAAGAAAGGGGATCAATATGCTCCCGGTAATTTCTTTATCTCATACGCAAGGGAGACCCCTGACGGTAAGGACGAGCTTATCCAGCAATATTATAAGAACGGGCAGAATGGATGGCCTGACAGGGTTGAGAGTACTGATATAATGGGGAATAAGAAGTTTGATTATACGACCCAAGACGCTTTCGCTTATCAGGTACTTAATAAATATATCCAAAGTATTAAGACAGATGGTGTGAAACCTACTCAGTCGGCAAGCCAAAACAACGCTGGTGAGGCTATAACGCAAACGCCCCCACCGTCATACGCTACGCAGGCTCCGCCTCAGACAGCCCAAGCGCCTTCTTTTGGAGGTCAGCAGCCGCCACAATATCCTCCTTTTGGAGACGACAGTGACCTACCTTTCTAATTAACTAATTTAAAATGAGTAATTTAATGGAAAGCAATTTTAATATATCTACTAAAGTGAACCGTGTCTCGATGCCTACCCAAAATAAGGTAGATACGGTTATGAAGAACTTAGGGCATCGACCTTGTGTAGCGTATTCCGAGGAAAAGAATATGTATTATAAGGATGGAGAATGGGTAGCGTCAGATCTTGACGCTACTATCTTACCTCTTAGGGAGATGTTCGAAAAGACATCTGATTTGAAGTTAGGATTGAAGATCGTTTATTTAATAATAAAATTATAGTATGGCTACGATTGAAGATATCAAAAAACTTCTGGAGAGTAAGTCATTTACATCAGCCAGAGATCTTGACGAATTTGAGGAAAAACCGGATGATAAGCTTGATGAGGTTCACATGAATTGCGATCCAATGGTAGGGATAGTTGAGAAAGATGGTAAAATTTTTCTCAACTCTTTAAAATTCTCTAAGGCATGGAACTCATTGGGAAAGGATATTCCTATCAAGCAAGGTAATGCGTTCCCGTTGGGGCAAGGTGATGTTCTTGATATAGATACAGGTGTATCGGCATCGTTCCCGGATGATACTGTCGGGATGGTTATGATGCTGCCGTCGTTCACCAACGATACAGGCCTCACTTTGGTAGGATCACCGTTCGTTTTCTCTAATAACGAGAATATTACGATCAGAGTCTCTAATGTCCGTAAGGATATAGCTATAGTCGAGAAAGATAAGCATATAGCTGAGTTAATTATAGTCGGCAAGATAAAGGCCGATATTCGTAGAACTTATAAAAGTGTTGAGGATGTTCGGATTGAAGATAGTAAAGAGTAGTTATATAAATACTCTAAAACAGGATCTTGATGAAGCTATTAGCTATTCAAGTAGATTAAAAAGAAATTATGAGGATGCTCGTAGTAAGATAACGGAATTGGAGGAAAAAGAAAGATATCTTAATACGCTTGTGGATTCTCTTGATATGGATATAGAATCCAAGGATTCTCATATCGTTAAGATGGGGAATGAGCTTAGTAAATCAAGAGAGCTATATAATGAGTCGGTGAAAGATAAAGAGACTCTTAAAAGGGCTTATATGGATATCGAGAAGAAACATAAACTATCATCTAAATTACTCAATGAGGCTAGAAGAAGGTACAAAGAAATAGAGGAGCAAAATAAGGCTATGTCAGATCGTATCCAGTATCTGGAAAATCATATTGATCCTGAGGCTTTAGATGGTGATGTGTCTGATGAGGTTATTGTCGAGGAGGATAAGATGGACCCTAATTCAGGTCATATCGATATACCTGAAAATAATATCTCTGAGGTTACTGGTACCGATGCCGGCAATGACGTAAATGTCGAGAATAAAACTGAAGAGAAGAAGAAATCTAAGAAACGTAAAAAGACTAAGAAAAATGAATAAGGTCTTGTTTTTTTTGTTAACGTTATTTACCTTAGTGGCTGTCGGATGCAGTACGTCAAGAACCTACTATATGGAGTACGATACTACTGATATATCTTATGTAGTGGATTCCATAGTGTCTTCCGGGACCGTGATGGGCCAATGGAAAGAGTGGCGGTTTACGCTGGACGACGGCCGGGTCGATAACTTTGGCTTTACCGCCCTGTACGACGCCAAGGGAAAAGCTAGAGGATCAATACAGGTTAGGCAAAGATCCGATACGTTTAATATCAAGATAATCGATTATCATAAAAAAGATAAGTGATGAAATACGGACTAGGTTACATACCATCACCAGCGGATGATAGGGACGCTATCATGAACATGCAGCACGAGGCTGTTCCTGATGAGTATAAGGTCAATAACATTGATAGCGTAGTAGATCAAGGATCTTCCCCTATTTGCGCAGCCGTAAGCCTGGCTGAGATACTTAATTGGAGAAAAGCTATAAAGGATATCAAAAGACCAGCTAAAATATCTCCTTACGATATATATGATCTGAGAGAGGATAAGAACCAGGACGGAATGATTCTTCGGGACGCTATCAAGGCTATAAAGAAAGTGGGCGTTGACGGAGAGAAGATAAATAGCTACGCTAGGATCATAGATCCGGTATCGGCTAAGGTAGCGTTGATGCTGAATGGTCCTCTGGTTATAGGTCTGTATTGCTATAATTATGGTAATCGATTCTGGCAAGGCCAAGGACAGAACTTGGGAGGTCATGCCGTTATCCTCACCGGCTGGGACAAGGCCGGCTTCGTTCTACAGAACAGTTGGGGGACGGGATGGGGTAGGTCTGGTGTAGAGACGTTCCCGTTCGATGATTGGTGCTATATGCTAGAATGTTGGACAATAGTTTCATGATATTACTATATAAACTTCGAGAAATTTCTATCCATATCCTCTTGTGAAAGCCGATGTGGATATATTTTAATTAACTTATATTATAAAATAACTAAATACAATGAGTAGATTTAAAGAAATTGAAGGTTATAACAATGATTATTTTATTACTGAAGACGGAGATGTGATATCTGTCAAAAGAGGTAAGAAAATATTATTAAAGAAACGAGTTAATAGCCGTGGGTATTATTATGTAAATTTGTGCAAAAATGGTAAATACAAATCCATATGTATTCATAGGCTAGTTGGAATTTACTTTGTTGAAAACAATAATGGATTTAATGTGTTAAATCATATAGATGGTAATAAGTTAAATAATAGATATGATAATCTTGAATGGTGTGATCAGGTTCATAATATGAAAGAAGCGTCAAGAATGGGGCTTCTTAAAATAAAAAGAGGAGCTGAATCTAATTTATATAGTGGGAAATTAAATATTGATATATCAAATATGATAAGAAGTATAAGAAGTAATGAAAAGTTATCTTATGATAAGATCGCTAAAATGTTTGATGTATCAAAAGCAACTATAATAAATATATGCAAAAATAGAATATATACATAAAACCATCCTGGCGTATCCCCTCAAGCTTATACCTTGTAGAAAGGGTAGTTGGTCGCACGTGGGTTCAAGCCCCTCCGCCAGGACTACGTTGTTTTTTTTGGGGAAAAACTAGCATAGAGTTTTGTCATTAGGTTTTTTAAAGTTTAGATGTTTTTAGTACCCTTGTCCGTGAGGATCAGGGTATATGCCCCAATAGCTCAAGAGGAAAGTAGCACATCTCTCCTAAAGATGGTATCCACGTTCGAGTCGTGGTTGGGGTACATGGTGTTTTCTTAAACATATTCCCGTAGGTCGGTAATTAACGATAACCGGTAGACAGCCTACGGGAATCAATAAAATCTTACGTGCTTAAGATCGCTTTCAGTTCTATTTTTCGTGTGTAATCTATAGGAGGGTAGCACGACCCTCCTTTTTATAATAACTATTTGATATGGACATTAATCAAATAAAAACGTATCTACCATCAGGATGGGATGTGGTTGATCTAATAGATCACGGCATAATTGATCTTGATATTATGAACGGTAAGATGATTGGTGAGTATGTGGCTGTGTTGATGATAAAGTCTTATGATAGGATTACTGAATCACATAACTTAACCAGTTTCTCGTTCCATGATAAGGATATGGTCGGATTACGGAGATTGGTATCGAACGCTATAATGGCGGTTGGGTTAAGGAATAATACTCTGAAGGGAGATGGGAATACGGCAATCAAATAAAGGTACTGAATACACTGAAAGAGGGATATTGGATATCCTTAACAGACAGTTCTTGGTATCTCCTAGATGGATTATAAACAACTTGTATGTCTATAACTGGGAGTCTGATTATCTGGCTATAACCAGATCTATGTACGCTTATGAGGTTGAGGTGAAGATATCGTTGGCTGACTATAACAAGGATTTCGAGAAAGAGGAAAAGCACCAAGTAATGCAAGGCTGGTTCGAGGCACGGAAGCAAGCCCTATACGAGACCGGGGACTGGGTCAGGTACGGCCGGCCCAACTACTTCTACTACTGCGTGCCAGATGGGTTGGTTGATCCTAAGGACATACCTCCGTACGCCGGGCTTGCTTATGTTTGTGGCAGGAATTTGAGAAAGGTCAAGGATGCCCCTATCCTGCACCGTGATAAATTTGACCCAGAAGCTTATAAGATGGCAGATAAATTCTACTATAATTGGTGGAATGAGAGACGTAAGGCCAGACAGATAGAAGGGAAGGATATGAAAGACGAGTTCAGGAAAAGCATGAAAAAGGTGAAGGAGAAGATAACCGTCGATGCCAAGATCAAGGCGATGGAGGCGTTCTGGAGCGTCTGCGATTATGCCTACTGGCCGTACGGGGGAAGAGGGGTGCCCGGAATGAGACCCAACTGTTCCGCTTGTGGTGAGGAATGTAAATTACAATGCCCGAAAGGGAAAGAATTTAAAAACAAAATAAAATGAGTAAGATTAAAGATTTATTGGCAAGAGCCATTTCATTAGCCTCAGAGCAGCCTATGAGCTATAAAGAGGCAATTGAGTTACTTGATGGTATAGATACGTGTAAGGTCAAGATCTGGCTGGAAAAAGGGGCTAAGCTGCCTGAATACGCTCATAAAGAAGACGCTTGCATGGATTTGTTCGTTAAGGATATAGAACTTGACGGAGGCAGGATCATATATCATACTGGCGTACATGTAGCATTGCCAGAGGATTATGAGATGGAAATCCGTCCACGTAGTGGTTTTACTAATAGCGAGCTAATTATGCAAAACGCCCCTGCTACCATTGATGAAGGATATAGCGGGGAGATTATAATAGTTCACAGAAAAATGGATAGACATAGTCCTTATTATTGTAATGTCGGTGGTAAAGTAGCACAACTTCTTATTCGTAGAAGGGAACGTATCGTATGGGAAGAAGTGAAGTCATTAGAAGATCTTGGAAAGTCTGATAGAGGGGATAATGGATTTGGAAGTACAGATAAGATAAATAACGAATGATATGGAAAACAAAAATACATCATCCACTACTAATGAAGGCTTGAAAGAAATTGACAAACAAACAAATCCTGTTATGTATGGATGGAGATGTCCGATATGTGGAAGAGTGTATTCTCCTTATGTATCTATGTGCGCTTATTGCGGCAATAATAATATGAATCATATTACATGTAAAATTACTGGATAATTAACATGAGTGGAAGAGTTAAGATAAAGTCCAAGGATAAGGATAAGAAACCTAAGATCGATGTATTTAAGATAATAGAAAACAGGTTTAAGAACATGAACGAGCTTCGGGATCTGATCGACATGGATCCAAGGAAAGGGCTGGTCAGGATCCGGGACGGGGCCGGCTTTAGGGAGGTGGAGAGGGGAGGATGCCTGCACCGGAACTACCTTAACCTGTTGGAGGAGGAGCTGGGAGCTAAACTATCAATAGATCTTATAGAAAGGTATATCAAAAGATAATAATATATTAAATCGTAAAATTATGAATAGATATGTGAAGAAACCAATTGCGATAGAAGCCGTAAAATGGAAAGGATTTAATAATGATGAGATCAAGGATTTCGCTGGTGATAGCGTTAAAATAGAAGTTATTAGGGAAGGTGACGCTGATAATGGGATACCTCCTTCTGTTGATTGTAGTATAGAAACCCTTGAAGGTGTTATGAAAGCCAATGTAGGTGATTACATCATCAAGGGAGTAAACGGGGAGTTTTATCCTTGCAAGCAGGACATTTTTGAGAAAACATATTTACATGAAGATGATATGGGTAACGTATCCGACGGATATCATACATTTAACGAACTATATAAATATCGAATGCTTTACAATGCCGCTTTCTTCAACGAGTTGGCCAAAGGCGATATAAAGGTCTGTAAATCATATAAGCATTATGATGGAGAGGAATGCTTCGGCGGAGGGTGGTTTATCGTAATGGCAGAACTGCCAACTGGACAGATATCCAATCATTATGAGAACCGGTATTGGGAGTTGTTTAATATCCCTGAACTTGATACGGCATGGGAATGGGATGAACATACGCCTAATGAGGCCGCTGATAGAATAGAATTGTATTTGAAGTCAAATTGATATTAATATCTTCCCTAGGAATTAACTAGGGAAGGTTTGTTTTATATACCGAAGTATCTACCACGATCTGGCTATCCATATCCCCAATCAACTCAATGATCTCATCCCTTATATCATAAGAAAGCAAGATCGGTATTATGGTTAGTATAAAAGATAGTATTATTCCTGATCCTATTATGATAGTAATATCATCACACTCTATATCTAACATCGGCATGACAAACATCAACCCTGACGTGAATATCATTACAAACAACGTGGATATCTCATTTATCATATCCCGCTCCATTACGTTCTTAATCATATATCCTCGACTTTAGTATGGTTTATTATCCTGCTGATATGGCGGATACTTAATCCCGTCCTGTCCTTTATCCTACCATATACGTAGTTCCTAGATACGACAGTGGCTAAATCACCTAGCTCATTAAGTATCTCATCATACATCTTATGTATCTCGTTGTTGCGGATAACCGTACTATCCCTTACATGTATCTTCTCGATATCGTCATCGCAGAAGAAGATCTTGATTTTATGTAGTGTGTCTCTAAACATGATTGTAGTTTTGTTCCAAAGATATGAATTTTTGATATCCGGTCAAAGACAATACATGGAGAAGCCAAAAAGAACGGGGGGGGCGGTGGTAGGGCGGGGGAGGCCCGGAAGGACGAGGCCTACCTCCTTCCCTTGGGATTACACTATCCTTACCGTTACTCGATAGTTACCATGAGAACTTTTCCCATAGGCATAAGATTCACATCCCGAACAAAGATCAGTTACTATACAATTATCGTTTAATACATAATCACCATCCCAACTTACATAACTTTCATCTAAAACCTGAGTATGTAATTCAGATCTGTAAGTGAAATTAATGATCTTCCCAGGATCTTCTATCACCGTTACAGGAACAAAATTAGTTATCCTATTCCCGTATATCACCTTATTAGCCAACTCGCAATGCATACCCGAATTATATTGATACGTAAGGGTTCCCTCTATAATACCTCCACTTATGCCCAAAATAATATTGTACTCATTTTTCGGATTTAGATATGATATCTGGCCACTTATGCTTATAGTTTTTATCTTCTTATCGCGATATATATCAAGATAAGATCCGTTAAAACCAGATTGATATGGCTTCCCATCAATATATATATCTACAAAGCCAAGACACATATTCTTGTTTATATTAACACGGTAGTGGATCTTACCGGGAGAAGAAGTCCTGCGCCTAAACATACCCCCTCCTTATCTGAGGGGTCTTAAATACCCCCCCCCCTATATATTCAACTTCTTTACTCATAATATGTTATGTTTTAATTATATCGCAAATATAATAAAATTAATGAGAAGGTCGTGAGGGGACGATGGATGGATTTGATGGGGATATGGGGATATGTTGGGCTTCGCATCACATGTAGAGGTATGCGGGATTGCGGGGATATGCGGGATATGCGGGA